TTCTATTGCATCAACAGTAGAAAGAAACATTGCAGGTTTATCTTCAGGTGCTTGTGATATTGCAACGTCTGTTGCTTTTCCTGGTGTGCCTTTTTGTTTAATTATATCACCGACACGAGCCACGGCCCTCGGCACGTTTTTAAATTGTCCAAATAGCTTTGCTGCACCAGCAATACCACCAATAGCAAATTTTTGTCTATCAATACTTTCTTGTGGGTCTAACAATGGTAATCCTTCTGACATAGGTCCTTTTTTTGGTGGCACTGTATCAGTTAAGTCATCGTCTATCAAGCCACCATCTTTAACTAACACTCCTAAATATGGATGTTTATATTTAGATGCTGCATAAGGATATTTATATAAACCTTGTGATTTTATTAACTTTGCAGCTTCTGCATCTGGTTGTGCAGCTAGAAGGTATTCAAATAATTCTTCATACTCTTCATCTTTAAAACGAGGGATTTTAAATTTATCACCTTTTACACTATAACCAAAA